ATGTTGGCCGCGCTAGCTGACGCGCAGCGCCCCCTATTCCGTGCCACATGGCCGGGCCATACACTCGTTGACGCTGACTTGTCGGGTATCGAAGCCCGGTTAGGCCCGTGGATTGCTAACGACGAAGATATGCTCACCGAGTTCGAGCGCAATATTGACGGGTATAAAGTCGAAGCTAGTAGCATATTCGACATTACCTACGAAGAAGTGAGTAAGGATCAGCGGCAGATCGGCAAGGTTGTCCGTCTCGCGCTGCAATACGGCGGTGGCGCGGGTGCATTCGTCAGTATGGCAGGCAACTACGGCGTGCATTTGCCTCCCGAACAGGTAGACGATATTGTCTATAAATACAGGGCAGGCCATTCTATGCTTGAGCGTTGGTGGTCGGTGCTGGAATATTGCGCGTTGATAGCCCTTGACCAACCGGGGCGCGAGGTAGAGCTGCCCATTGGTAGGGGTTTCTGCGCGAAAGTGATGTTTGTGCGTGATGATACGGCATTGCGCATGCGCTTGCCGTCAGGCCGCGCAATCAGCTACCACAACGCCCGGCTGCACCTTGATCCCGGTGCGTCTGCGCCGGTTGCGATTTACGACAAACCCGAAGGCTATGTAGAAACACTGGATCGTAAAATCCTGTCGAACAACATGACACAAGGGCTTGCGCGTGACTTCTTTTGGGAAATCATGCTCGATGTCGAACAGGCAGAACGCATCGTCCATCACGTCTATGACCAGATCGTGATGGAAGTGCCGAAAGAACGCGCCGAGCTGCGACTTGAACAGCTGAAAGACCGCATGCGCATAGCCCCGTCTTGGGCTCCCGGACTGCCGCTAAACGCTGAAGGCTATACTAACGACCAATGGCGAAAAGATTGACAAACCCGTAAAAAAGCACGTTACAATAGACTTACACAAACTTAAACAGTGAGGAATAAATGACCGATATCAACGAAACACTTAAGCAACGGGGCCGACGCTACGGCACGTTTGCCGAAAATGCCGCGACTGCGCAGAGTCTGAAAAACGTGTTGCGCGATTCCGACAATTGGGTGAGGCTGGATCATGACATGCAGCAAGCGCTTGATGTGATTTGTGACAAAGCATCGCGCATCTTGTCGGGCGATCCGACCTACGCCGATAACTGGCATGACATCGCAGGCTACGCCAAATTAGTAGAGGATCGTTTGACAGCACCGGCATCACCCGCTGGAATTGCGCCCGAGCCCGAATACGTGCCGGACAGCGCGTCACTGGAACATCCCGCATTGTCACAGGACGATGACCCGCAATGGGAACCTTGGTGCGCGTGGTCGCTCGGTAGCCATGAGATTGTTGTGCGCAGATACGACGCGGAGGACAACTATCAAGACTTTGCGCCTAATGGGATTCGCAGGCACTATAAAGCCGCAAAACCGGCCATTGAAATGGCAGACCAATTAAACACAGCGAACAAGTCTTAACATTAAGTTGACTATACGCAGAAACTTAGCTACACTTTGCGTATAGTCAAACTTAGGAGAATTACACCATGACCAAAGTATGTTTTTTGAGCAAGCCGTTGGAAAAACTCAACGTGCGCGAATTGACCGATGTTATCGGTATCAAAGAGTCGGCCGCACTGTTTAATACGTCAGTGCGTGCCATTTACACTATGCGCAACACGAACTCAATCTCTATTGAGCGCTTGCAAGCCGCCGGAGCGTACATCAAAGCAAACGAGGCAGCGCTTGGCGTGCGTTGGGCATTGCTGGAGACTCAGCGCGAGTTGCGCGCAGTGCAGGCCGCAAAAGAACGCGCCGCAGTAGCGGCGTAACAACAACACAACCACACAGGAGAAAAACACATGCGCCTATCATTTGACACGCTGGACGAACTCAACGCGTTCGTAGAATGGGCCGGGTATCAAAAACGCACCAAATATGCGTTGCAGCAACTGCTTGCGGAGTCTGACTGCTCGGAATCGCTGGTAGGTTGCAACGGTGAGGTGGTAGCACAACAAGCCGCCCCGTCAGCAGAACAAAGTGAAACAGCCGCAACTACTGCACCAGAAGGCACTAAACGCAGACGCCGCACGAAAGCTGACATCGAAGCAGAGAAAGCCGTCACCCCGTCTGCGGAATGGCCGTTTACGTCGCCTGCTTGTTTCAATCTCGACCCGCGAACGTTTGCAGCTACTGCACCGCAAACTGCCGAGCAACTTGGTGTAGCACCGATAATTGAGCTTAACGCAGCAGTGGCCGAAACACTAACTGTCGAAGACGCACGGTCACGGATTGCGCAGGTAGCCGCTAAAATGGGTGTGGTAGACGCCGCAAAGCACCTGGATCAATGCCGCGCTTTTATTCAAGCGCACGGCATGACAGCCTACGCGTCAGCGGGAGCATTAGTTGAGCTAACATCTTCGCCTGTTGGGTTTGACGACGCACAGCGCGCCTTGCACAGTGCCGCACTAGAATACTGGGCTACTGCGAACCCAGCATGATCTACGCGCTACAACGCGATGTACGAAAAGAAAAGCCAGCCCGTTTGGGCTGGCTTTCTACCGTGACGGCAATACGCGTAACGTATCGGCGGCGAGGTTACTGGCTTTAACACTGTATCAGCGTTTGCGTTTGTCGTAATTCATGCAGTCTTCTGCGTACTTATGCAACGCGGCAAAACTTGCTTTGGCATCGTAAGCACGATCTTTACCTCCCGCTTTGCGCTGCACGCTGTACGCTATCGCTTCTGCTTGCTTTGCGGGTTTGCCTGCTTCAATTTCCCGTTTGATGTTATCTGAACGGGACTTGTCGCTCTCACCTTTGACGAGTGGCATGATACGAGCCTATTAAGTCGAAGAAGGTTCGATACGGGCAAACACGAGCTGCACCACGGCAGGCTGCAATACTTTCTTGCCGCTAGGTGCTTTGTAGCTTTTCATGAAGCCATTTTTGAGGTCGTAACGGCGGCTCAAATTTGGCAGCGTGATTGTCCAGTTGTGCGCCAGTTTGGTACGGTTAGACTGTTCGTAGCTCCAAATGTTTTCGAAGATTTGAACAGAGGGACTATCGGCATTGAATGTCACTGTGAACGGAATCTCGTTATAGACGAAACCCGCAGACAGCGTGCCATCGATGCCCATTTGGTATTCGCCGTTCTCTACCGCGTCGAAGTCAAACGCGTCATCTGCCGAGTAGCCAGTGAGTTGAGTCGCAGACGTGTAAAGAGCTTCGACGGTTGCGGAGATTACGGAATTTGCGACGGTAAGCGTGCCAGCCATGTTGTGTGCTCCTTAAATTAAATGACTGCGCGAGATTGGACGGTCAACTGCTGGATGCTTCCGCCGTCGCAGTACCAAAGCTGCGCCACTGGCGTCGTGCGATTCTGCCGACTTTGCGCAGGATTGGACGGATCGCCGATCAACAGATACCAACCACGAGTTTGCACCACGTCCGAGATAGTGCGCCCGGCTTGCGTATTAATCAGCTGCTGCTGCGAGTTCGACAAAGTAACGCCTGCACGAATCACGCCAGCAGTGACACCGGAGTTAATCACGTCCACGCCTGCGCGGTACAGATTGGTGTAACCGTCTTGATTGTACGGCAGCGAGTTATAGGCCAGCATCGCCTCAAAAAACGCCTGTTGCAGCGAGCGATTCAGCCAGATTTGGTTGACATAAGTATCGGCCCACAAGAACTCACCAGACACTTTGCCGTTGTAGAAAATAGTCCAAGTGTTCGCCGCGTTAGCGTAATTGCCAATGTATGTGTAGTTGTTCGACAGCAGCGCGTTAGCCGTCGCCAAGTCGGACACGCTAGCAGACACACCCGCCGTAGATTGCTGGAATGCTAACGTGGTGCGCCCGTTTGGCACGTTGAAGTTGATCGACGCCGCCCACGCCATTGCTGCACCTGCCGCGCCGATGGTGCCATAAACAGGTAGTGTGCCTTGGTAGGGTTGAGCAAACACTTCGTACCCGAAATTGCTGGTGTTACCGGTCTGCGTATCAATTGCATCCAGATCCCAGCTAACGTAAAGATATTGGGAGTTTTGCCCGCTATTCCACTGCGCAATTGACATACGCTCCGCTACAGTTGCTATGGCGTAGTCAGTGGTAAATGTCGCCCAGTTGGTTGTCTGGTTAATGATGCGATTGAGCGCGGTCACTTCTGACGCATCTGCTGCGATACCTGCGGCTTGGTTATACGCGCCAGCAGTTGCAGACAAACCCACACCGGTTGCGAGTGTGCCCGTGACGGCAGAGCACGCAGCAGTGGTGCCGGTCAGTGTCGTCATCAGCAGGAAGCGCCCGCGTTGCGCATCGTAGGTGATGGCAAAATCTGGTGATGTGAAGGCAGCTGTCATGGTCGACGCGGCGTTAGCGAAGCTAGTAGCGCTCGACAAGTTAATCGAACTCGACGTGTGCAGGGCCGCAGTGGTCACAATCAACGTGCCGCTCAATGCTTGCAACTGTGCTAGCGTCATGGTGCCGAGTTGCGCGCCAAACACGCCAGCGGGTTGCGCAGCCGTCGCGTAGAAAGCAAACTTCAGATCATAAGGCAGTTGGCCGCCATTGATCGTGCCGGGGAAGTAGGCGTTAGCCAGTGTTGCTGCATTAGAGGTTGCACCGAACCAGTTTGACACGTCAGTAGCGTCGTAAAAATCAAGGAACTGGCCGGGTGGTACAGAAGCGTCTTGTGTCAATACAAGGCCGGTCAGTAGGGAGGCCGCACCGCCACCACTGACAACGCCCGGTTGCATTGTTACAATCTGGGAAATTGGGATAGTTGACATGCTGATGCGTCCTTAAAA